TAAGTTATCATGGTTATATAAGAATAATAACCCTCTTACGTTATAACCTAAAGAATCATCATGAACATATTTCAATCGCCATTCTTCACTCACATTTGCACATTCGGTAGCTAAAGCAAGCGATGTTAAAGCTCCCTCGACTATTTTTTTCCCAATAGTACCTTCTGCATAGCTTTTGAGGTCTGTGTTGAGATAGACCATTTCCTCCTCATATGGATCTATGTAGAAAAATACAACATCGCTTGGATGCGTTTTCTTAGAATGAGCCTCTTGGCAACAATCCCAATTCATATCCGCTCTAGCGGCACGATCCCATTTGAATACTGAGAAAATATCATCAGAAATCTTACCCGCGACTCGTTGTATAGCCGAAGTCTCTCCACCCATTTCAATCTCGCTCCTTTACAATTGCTGTGGCAATCTGCCTGAAAATCCATCTGACTTGATGAGTAATCTAACCATATGGTTCGTATGTGTTTGTTGCATGACTATAGCGCATGAAAATGAATGATCGCAAAAGGATCATTTCTGCTCGGGCCCGCCAGTTCTGGCGGGCTTTCGCCTGTGTCATGCAGGTGCATGAAAACCACTACACAAAGCGGGCAGGCGTGGCGGGGATACGAGCGCGCGCTAGCGGGGTTATGTAAGGTTTCTGGAGCCATGTCTCATTTTTGTTGCGGCTGATTAGTTACCCTACATTAAACACGTGTAATGGAGATGAACATGACATACCAAGTCGAAGCTGTCTGTCCTTGTTGTAGCGTCGTTGCAGGTGGTGATTTGAATAAAATTGAAGAAGTATTTGGTTTTAGAACGGTGGAAGGTGAGCGTCTGATCCCGCAATCGTATTGTCGTAGATGTCGTAGTCTAAAATGCTCCCCAAATGACAAAAAATGCGGAGCATGAAGATGGCTATTTATTGCGTTACCTATGATCTGAAGGCGCCGGGAAGAAACTACGATGAAGTTTTTGACTATCTAAAAAATTTTACATATTGTAAGCATCTTGAATCGTTTTGGTTAATAGATACAACTTTAACCGCAGCCCAACTGCGCGATGGACTTAAATCTAGGGTTGATAGTAACGATATTCTGTTTGTAGCTCGTTTACAAAGAGAATGGGCGTCAAGAAATTATCCATGCGCTGATTGGTTAAACTCCGAAAAAAGAAATTGGTAATGAATAAGGCCGCTAATTCTGCGGCCTATGATAATGATTATTATTTGTTAAGCGTTTTATTGATTTTCTTTTTGAATATCCAAGATATACGGTTCGAAACGTATCACTTCCTCACCCAGCCAGTCATTAAGCTCCTGCAGTCGCTTTTGCAACGGTATCAGCTCGTTGCGGACAAAGACACGACTGGCCTTTTCAACGTCACCAAAACCGCCGGTATTGTTGGGAATAATGCCCATCATCTGCGGGGGGACACGGTGCGCTGCCATCATGTCATCCCGGCTGACGTTTTTGATATTCAGAAACTCATCCTTTGCCGCTACTTCTGACAGTGGGATGATCTGGATGCCGTCCTTTTTTCCGTTGGGCGAGTACATAAACAGGTTGCGGAAGTTGCCCGGTCCTTTGGCGCTTTTCATCGCATGGCGGATGTTGTTCACGTCCTCCTGGTTCTGCGCCGCGTCGGTCATGTACATGATAAATCCTGCGTGGCTGCCGTTGAGATAATACTTCCGGCGGAACAGGGTTGCGGATTCGTTGAGCAGGGTTGACGGGATGGCCGAAAGATAGCCGGGCAGCCCGTAAATTTCCTGGTTAATGTCTGGCTCCAGCAGATGAAAAATGCTTCCCGGCGTAAATTCATAGGGCTGGGTGGTCATGCCGTATTGCAAGAACCAGTAGGTGTCGAGGTGAACTCCGCGCCGCGTGTATTTCGCCAGGGTCGGCTCCAGTGACAGTACGCCACCGAGCCGGTTAGTGCGCTTTTCCAGATAGGCATTACCAAATACCAGGTAATCCTGCACAAAACGGGTAAAAGCCTGCTGGCTAAGCAGGCGGTGCGGGATGTAGGTACTGCTGAGAATGTCACGCTTAACGGCAATCGGTGAGCTGTGATGTACAGCGGCGCGATAGGTCCGCGCCAGCCCGTCAAAGCTCACCGGCGGCTCATACCAGCGGTCCATTTGCACACATTCTACGTAGTCCAGAAGTTCGCGGCGGTCTAGAACCGGAATGGGATCGCCAAAGCTGAACGCCTGGGTAGTCGCTGCATCATTGGGTTGTACGTCAGGTGGCATCGCATCCTGTGCGGTATTCTCAGTCATCAAAAAATCTCCACAATGTTGCTGGTATTGGCGGCTTCGCCCTGCAGCGGTTCATTAAATAGTGCGTGCATCGTTGCCCAGGCCAGATCTGCGTGGCTGGCTTCTTCGCTGCGGCTGGCTTCATAGGTTGGACGGTTGCCGCTGGCGGTGGTGGCCCGGCGGATAGCCATGAATGACTGCGCGATGTCGGTATGACCGGCGTCAAACTCAATGCGGCGGTGGCTGATGATGTCGTATGCCTTGAGCACCAGGGCGTTTTTGACGTTGGGGTTATAGACAAACTCCCGGACGGCAGGGAAAAAGCCTTTGACGTTCTCATAAACGCCGTGACCGACGCCGGTGGAGTCAATGCCGATATAGGTCACGTTGTATTGCAGTGTTAGCTGGCGGATGGCTTCTGCCTGGGCGCGGAAGTCCATTCCCCGCCACTGGTGGCGCTCCAGTATGCGGAACTTGCCGCCGGGAACGGATGGTGGGGCGATAACGACGCACCCGGCGCTGTCACCGTTCTGGGTGCCTTTCGCAGGGTCATATCCGATCCACACCTCGCCCCAGCCAAACGGACGCAGCGCCAGTGCATGAAAATCTTCCCAGACCTCCCAGCTGTCCACCATGCAGGCCTGCAGGTCGGAAAGCGGGAACACGGACGCGAGATCGTCAATAAATTCACACATCAGCAGGTTCTGGTATTCGTCCGGGCTGTATTCCAGTCGCAGCTGGTCGAGGTCGAACAGGTTACAGCCCCCGCGCACGGCATCTTCCACCGTCACAATCTGCCGGAACTGACCATCAGCACAAAGCAGGCCAGCCGCCAGCGCCGAGTGGGTAAGGTCGATATCCACACGGTCCGTTTTTGAGCGACCACGGTTATACAGCGCGCCAGACCAGAAGGGATAGGCGCTGTGTGTCAGGCTGGACGGGGTGGAAAAATAGGTTTGCCGCCACTTTTTGTGCAGCGCCATACCCGAGGCGACTTTTCGCAGCTCCTGGAATTTCGGTATCCAGAAATATTCATCAAGGTACAGGTTGCCGTGGTAGCTCTGCGCGGTGCGGGCATTGGTCCCCAGAAAATAGAGCGTGGCACCGTTTGGCAGGACCATCGGATCGCCTTTAAGCTCTACATCGACCTCTTTGGCAAACTCAATGATGTACTGCTTAAACACGTGCGCCTGAGCTTTACTTGCTGACAGGAAAATTTGGTTGCGGCCAGTCACCAGCGCATCGATCAGTGCCTCACGCGCAAAGTAATACGTTGCCCCGATTTGGCGGGACTTCAGCACGTTGCGGATACGATGCTTTATCCCTGCTTCCCACCAGTGGCGCTGATATTCGAACATGCCAGCGCGGAAAATCTCTTCCAGCTTTTCGATCTGTTTGTCGCTGAACAGGTTTTTTTCAGGTGGTTTGCGGGGGCCGCGGTTGCGGTTTTCCACGTTCGGGTTTAAATCGGCCTCGTTGCCGCCGTTGTTAAATTTTCCGATGCGAGCGTGGCGCTCGGACTGGCGCGCCAGCAGGTCAATTTCCTTAAAATCCTTCCCTTCTTTTTGCTCCTTCATGATCAGCTGGCAGTACCGCGCGGCCGTGGTGAGCTGCATCTGGTCAAGCGGACCATAGCTGCCCCACTTATCGCGTTTTTTCCAGCTGTGAACGGTTGCGGCTTTCTCGCCCAGCATTTCTGCAATGCGGGCTATGCGGTATCCCTGAAAATACAGCAGTAGTGCCTGCCGACGGGGATCGAGCTCTGCGGGGGTCATCGTTTCCATGGGACAAACATACGGGCTTGCCCTGAGCCTTTCCCCGGCTGGCTTTTGTGTGGTTTACCGCACAAGGTCTGCGCGTTGTTTCGCCCCCTCCATCACAGCAACCATAAGGCCTCACTGAGTTATTTGATGGAGTCGCTCAAATGGCAGTTAAAGCAAAACGCTTCCGCATTGGTGTGGAAGGGGCAACAACCGACGGGCGCACCATTGAGCGCGCCTGGCTGGAGCAGATGGCGGCCAGTTATAACCCGCAGGTCTATACGGCGCTGATTAATCTGGAACATATCAAGGGCTACACCCCGGACAGTCCATTCCGCCGTTTCGGGACCGTGGATAAGCTGGAGGCTGAAGAAATTGCGGATGGCCCGCTGAAGGGGAAAATGGCCCTGTATGCGTGGATCACCCCGTCAGCTGATCTGGTGGCGTATACCCGCAAGCTGCAAAAGCTGTTCACCTCCATGGAGGTCAATACCAGTTTTGCTGATACCGGCAAAGCGTACCTGGTTGGCCTGGCAGCGACTGACGACCCGGCAAGCCTGGGTACAGAAATGCTGCAGTTTAGCGCCAGCGCCAAAAGCAACCCGCTGGCAGGACGCAAGCAGAGCCCGGAAAACCTCTTTACCGCCGCAGAAGAGACGCTGATCGAGTGGGAAGAGGTCCAGGGCGAAAAAACCTCCCTCTTTGCCCGCGTCACCGCGATGTTTACCAAAAAAGAGCAAACCGATGATGCGCGTTTTTCTGATGTGCATCGTGCCGTTGAGCTGGTCGCCACCGAGCAGCAGAACCTGAGCGAACGCACCGAGCAATCCCTGTCCGCGCAGGATAAGCGCCTTGCTGCGCTGGAAACATCCCTGCAGGAGCAGCAGACCGCTTTTGCGGAACTGGAGCAGCAACTGCAACAGGAAGACAGCCGCAAAGATTATCGCCAGCGCGCGCCGGGCGGTAACGCGCCGGCAGGCACCCTGACCAATTGCTGATGGAGCATAAGAACCAATGAAAAAGAAAACACGTTTTGCCTTTAACGCCTACCTGCAGCAGCTGGCGCGCCTGAATGGCGTAGAAGTTGAGGAGCTGTCCAGCAAGTTCACCGTGGAGCCGTCTGTGCAGCAGACGCTGGAAGACCAGATCCAGCAGTCCGCCGCATTCCTGACCATGATTAACATCATTGGGGTGACTGAGCAATCAGGCCAGCTGCTGGGTCTGGGCGTCGGTAGCACCATTGCCGGGACGACTGACACGACCACGAAGGAACGCGAACCAACCGATCCGACGGTCATGGTTGATGTTGAGTACAAGTGCGAGCAGACCAACTTTGATACAGTGCTGACCTACGCAAAACTTGACCTGTGGGCGAAATTCCAGGATTTCCAGGTGCGCATCCGTAACGCCATCGTCAAGCGCCAGGCGCTGGACCGCATCATGATCGGGTTCAACGGTGTGAAGCGTGCCAAAACCTCAAACCGTGTCGATAACCCGCTGCTGCAGGACGTTAATAAAGGCTGGCTGCAGAAAGTCCGCGAAGATGCGGCAGATTGCGTGATGGGCAGCACCACGGCAGAAGATGGCACTACCACCGCAGACCCGGTGAAGGTAGGCAAGGGCGGTAAATATGCCAACCTGGATGCACTGGTGATGGATGCCGTTAATGAGCTGATTGACCCGGTTTTCCAGGATGATGCTGATCTGGTCGTGATCTGTGGTCGTGAGCTGCTGTCTGACAAGTATTTCCCGCTGGTCAATAAGGAGCAGGAAAACAGTGAAAAGCTGGCCGCTGATCTGATTATCAGTCAGAAACGCATGGGTGGCCTGCAGGCTGTCCGCGCCCCGTCATTCCCGGCTAATGCCGTGCTGATCACCCGTCTGGATAACCTGTCCATCTACTGGCAGGAAGATACCCGCCGCCGTTCGGTCATTGATAACCCGAAACGCGATCGCATCGAAAACTTCGAATCCGTCAACGAGGCGTATGTGGTGGAGGATTACCGCTGCGTGGCACTGGTGGAAAACATCAGTATTGGCGATTTCAGCGCCGGAGAAGGGGAGTAACGCATGAGCCTGAGTCCCGCACGGCAGCACCGCCTGCGCGTTCAGGCTGAACAGGCCGCCCGTCAGGGCGGCAGTGTTCGCCATGCGTCGGGGTATGACCTGATGCTGCTGCAGCTGGCGGAGGACCGCCGCCGCCTCAAGGGGGTGCAGTCCACAGTGAAAAAGGCACAAATCAAGGTGGAGCTGTTACCCAAATATACCGCCTGGGCGGATGGTGTTCTGGCAGCCGGTGGAGCGCAGCAGGATGACGTGCTGATGTTTCTGATGGTCTGGCGTATCGATGCCGGTGATTTTGCCGGTGGCCTGCAGATTGCCGCGCACGCGCTTAAGCATGGTTGGGTGATGCCGCAGGCGCTGGGCCGCCGCAACGTGCAGACCGTTGTTGCTGAGGAGCTGGCAGATCAGGCGGAGGCCGCGCAGCGAATGAAAGCTGAATTCCCTGCTGACGTGCTGCTGCAGGCGCTTTCGCTGACGGATGCGCTGGACATGCCGGACCAGTCCCGCGCCCGGCTGCATAAAGCTATCGCCGCCGTGATCAGCGAGTCCCGCCCCGCCGCAGCCCTGAACCACTACACGTTTGCGCTGCAGCTCGATCCCCGCTGCGGTGTGAAAAAAGACAAAGAGCGGCTGGAGCGTCATTTGCGTAACAGCCACTAACGGAACGTGCCCCGCGCACGGGCGGCACGGGATGGCGACAGGCAGCGCCTTATCAAAATCCCGTTCACCGCCCACCTTTTCAGGAGAAAACCCGCATGAGATTTGTTGCGCCAGAACAGGCGCCGGAACAGGCGGAGGTCATCAAAAACACCCCATTCTGGCCCGATGTGGATTTGTCGGATTTTCGCAGCGTGATGCGAACGGATGGTACGGTGACGTCGCCGCGTCTCGGGCAGCTTATCCGGTCTGCTATGTCGGAGGTCAACGCGGAGCTGTACGAATTCCGCAAGCGCCAGCAGTCGTTGGGGTTTCAGACCCTGGCAGACGTACCGGCGGAAGCGCTGGACGGCAAAAGCGAGCGCATCCACCACTACCATAACGCCGTGTATTGCTGGGCGCGTGCGCAGGTGAATGAGCGGTACCAGGACTACGACGCCACGGCATCCGGCGTCAAGCGAGGCGATGAGCTGGCGGAGGCCAGCGGCGATCTGTGGCGTGATGCCCGCTGGGCAATCAGCCGGGTGCAGGATGCGCCCCACTGTACGGTGGAGCTGATCTGATGAAAGTGCGTGCGTACCAGGGTGACACGGTGGATGCGCTTTGCTGGCGTCATTACGGGCGCACGCAGGGCGTCACAGAGCAGGTACTGCAGGCAAATCCGGGGCTGGCTGAGCATGGCCCTTTTTTACCTCACGGGCTGCAGGTGGAGCTGCCGGATATTGCGACCACTACCACGGTGCAGACCGTCCAGTTATGGGACTGAATGATGACGCTTGAACGGATCAGCGCCTTTATTACGTACTGCATTGCTGTACTGCTGGCGTGGATGGGCGATTTATCGCTTAAAGATGCCTCTACGGTGGGCGGTGTGCTGATTGGTCTGCTGATGCTGGCGATCAACTGGTACTACAAACACAAAACCTATCAGCTGCTACGCGGCGGGAAGATAACCCAGGGGGAATATGAATCCTTCAATCGTTAAGCGCTGCCTTGTCGGGGCGGTGCTGGCTATCGCCGCCACGCTGCCCGGTTTCCAGCAGCTCCACACCTCCGTTGAGGGGCTAAAACTGATAGCCGATTACGAGGGATGCCGCCTGCAGCCGTACCAGTGCGACGCTGGCGTGTGGACCGACGGCATCGGTAACACGTCGGGCGTGGTGCCGGGGAAAACCATCACAGAGCGACAGGCGGCGGGGAACTTCATCACCAATGTATTACGAGTTGAAACCGCCCTGGCGCGGTGTGTCCTGGTGAACGTGCCGCAGTACGTTTATGACGCCCTGGTGTCGCTGGCGTTCAACGTCGGCACGGGCAATGCCTGCAGCTCAACCATGGTGAAGTTTATCAATCAGAAGCGCTGGCGCGATGCCTGCTATCAGCTGCCGCGCTGGGTATATGTCAAAGGCATATTTAATCAGGGGCTGGATAACCGCCGGGGGCGGGAGCTGGCCTGGTGCTTAAAAGGAGCGTAACGAAATGAAAAAGAAATTTATCAGTGGGTTGCTTTCGGTGCTGTACGCGGCGCTGATGATTTTAAGTCTCTTTGTCCCCAACGGCATGGCCTCGGCGCTGGTCACCGCATTGACCTGGGTCGCCTGTTTGTTGGTCTGGGTGGCGGTGCTGCTTTGCCTGGCCGGGTGGTATGCGGGCGGCACTCATCGGGAAGAGGCAAAGCAGGCGCTTACGCGCTTTTTCAGTACGCCAGGAAACAATGTGATCAGATGGGCCAGGCGTTCACTGCTTGTGATTTTTCTCGCCTTTACGGGCCACGTTGTCACCCTGGCATTTTATCTGCTGACGCTGGTCGCGCTTAAGGTTCTGCGTGCGCAGGTTGTTGATGCGCAGCCGGTGACGGTATGACGCGCGCGCTGGCGGTAATTCTTGCGCTCGTACTGGCGGCGCTGGGCTGGCAGTCATGGCGACTGAATGAGGCCAGCCGTACCATCGATCAGCAAGGCGGGGACCTGAAAACGGCGGGCGACAAACTGGCAAAAACGAACAGCCAGCTGATCGCCCTGTCCATCCTGACCGAAACCAACAACCGGGAACAGGCGCGGCTTTACGCGGCGGCAGAAAGTACAAACGCGCTGCTGCGAAGCCGTCAGCGCCGGATTGAGGAGCTAAAACGTGAAAACGAGGATTTGCGCCGCTGGGCTGGTACTCCTTTGCCTCCTGACATTATCAGGATGCGCGAACGTCCGGCCCTCGCCGGAGGTGCAGCTTACCGTGAATGGTTGTCCCAGGGTGACGCAGTGCCGCCTGGAAAAGTCAGCGGCACGCACTAACGGTGATTTACTGACGGCGCTGGATGAGGCGGAGGCTGCCTGGTCAGTCTGTGCTGACAAGGTGGACACGATAATTTCCTGCCAGGAGCGAAACAGTGAACAAACCTCAGTCCTTACGCCTCGCCCTGAATAAAACCGTGGCGTATGTCCGGGACAACCCGGACAAGTTGCATTTATTCGTGGATAACGGAGCGGTGGTGGCGACCGGCGCGGCGTCGTTGTCCTGGGAGTATCGCTATACCCTTAACGTGGTGATCGTGGATTTCAGCGGCGATCAGGGATTACTGATGGCTCCCGTGCTGGCCTGGCTGATGGAGAATCAGCCCGATGCTATCCATAACCCGGAACTGCGTGAAAAGCTGTTTACGTTTGAGGTCGATATCTTGCGCAATGATATCTGCGATATCAGCCTGAATCTACAGCTGACAGAGCGCGTTATCGTCAGTGCTGACGGTGACGTGTCCAGCGTCGAAGCGGTGCCGGAACCGGACGAAATGTGGGCGGTGCGCCGTGGCTGAGCTGCAGGAAGTTGACGCCTGGTTAGAGGCGCTGCTGGCGGGGCTGGAGCCTGCCGCACGTAAGCGCATGATGCGGGAGCTGGCGCAGCAGCTGCGCCGCAGCCAGCAGAAAAATATCAGGATGCAGCGCAACCCGGACGGTACGGCATACGAACCACGACGGGTAACGGCGCGCACGAAAACTGGCCGCATACGTCGGCAAATGTTTGCCAAACTCCGCACCGCAAAATACCTGAAAGCCGCTGCCAGCCCGGACTCTGCCAGTGTCGAATTTGAGGGCAGGGTACAGCGAATTGCCCGCGTTCATCATTACGGTCTGCGTGACCGTGTGAGCCGCAGAGGGCCGGAGGTGCAGTATTCACAGCGCCGGTTACTCGGCATCAATGATGAAGTGGAGGACATTACGCGCGAGACGTTGCTAGACTGGATTCAAAAATGAAAGCAGAACCATTATTGTTTTATTATTTTTTGCTAATGAATGGTTGCCTGTCAATCCATGAGTCCCAATTAATATAATTGTCATCAAATCCTATGTGTTTCATTATCAATAAAGAGAGAAGTAGGCTAATACAGGATGAGTAATCCTTCAAATATATAATGCTGTCAGGATTGTTATATTCGACGAGCGCAATGTAATCGCCTTTGTGAAACAATGCGTTGCGAAGTGCGCAATAGTGCATGATGTTTCTTTGTGGTACAGCGTTATCTTTTTTTGATACATTGAAACCATAGTTTTGTAGAGTCGTTGTAATTATTTGCGGAGCTCTGGAAGGTGCATAATCATTTTGTATATATCTACATAGGGATTCAAGTGCAGAGAACGATAGGTAATAGTTTACATCTACATAGCTTATATTCTCTCTAAAAGAAAGCATAGATTTGA